TCGCTTGGACTCACCGCTGTCGCTCACAGTGCGAGCCAGAACCAGTGGCTCGCGCTCACGAACTCTCACCTTGCGGCTGCGAAGGTGGATAGCTCGGCAGATGGAGTCAGCTGGGCTCAAAACGCTTGCCCCTGGCCGTTCGGATCCATGTTGTGCGCAGCTTTCGGGGCGGGGACCTGGGCAGTCAACGGTGCCACCGGCGGTTTCATGACCAGCCCGGACGGAATCAACTGGACGGCAGGATCGACGAGCACCTTTGCAGGCTCCTATGTCTCTGCCCGTCACGGACTCGCCTACGGCAATGGGGTATTCGTTACCACAGGAACCAATTCGGGCGGCTTCAACATCTACCATTCGATTGACGGCTTCACTTGGACGGTCTCGACCTACCAGTCGACCCAAACCCTCGGGGTGATTTTCGACGGCACGCAATTTGTCGCGGTCAGTCGAAACCAAGCCTCCGTCCACGGATCCGTCATCACTTCTCCCGACGGCCACACTTGGACCGAGACCGACATGAACTCGGTGCTCGCTCACCCGATTTCGATCGCCTACAACGGGAGCCTTTACTGCGCGACCGACTCCCAGAGCGGCAAGGTAGCCGTCGCCGCAACCCCGGCGGGACTTGCTTCGGCCACCCCGGTCACGCTCGACGCGGTGAACGGCTTGGGCCAGATCACGGCCCTCGGGAGCACCTTCGTCGCGCTCTCGAATGACGGTCACACCGCTTTCAGTTCGACCGATGGAGTGACGTGGGCCACGGAGAACACGGGAGCGGGTGCCAACGTGCTTGTGGACCTCACGAGTTAAGCGATGCCTACCCTCGGCTGGACGTACGCAACGCTGGCTCAGGCCCTCCAGGACTGGCCGGTCCACGCCTCCGCCCTCTATGTCACGAACCTCCCGAACCTGATTGGTCTGGGCGAGCGGCGGCTGTGGGGAGACTTGAACCTCGAGGAGTACGACAAGGACGACACGACGAGTGTCTCGACTGCGGTCGGCAATCGGATCGTGGCCAAGCCCTCGGATGTCATTCAGATCCGTAACGCCGCCTACACCCTGGCTGGCGCCTACACGCCGCTCGAGCCGCGATCGCTCGACTACTGCAAGTTCTTCGCGCCAACCGCGGTGAACGCTCCTCCGCAGTTCTACGCCGAGCTCGACTTCGGGCACATCTACGTGGTGCCGACCCCGGATGCCATCTACCAGATGCTCTATCACTACCTGGGGACCCCGGCGGAGACCCTGGTCCCGAGCGCACCGAACGCCTCGACCTGGCTCTCGCGCGCAGGGCCCGATGCCTTGCTCGCGGCCTGTCTCGCTGAGGCCGAGCACTTCATCAAGGCGGACGATCGCTATCAGGACATGCTGACCAAGTACACGCAGGAGCTCTTGCCGAGGCTTAGGGCGGAGCTGCGCCGCTCGATTCGTGCCGGGGACCCAGGTCCCTTGCGCGCGGCACCCGCCATCGTCGAGGAGTAACTGAATGCCGGCTGACTCCTACAGCGCGCGACTTCGCTTACGGCTCCAGGCGACGGGTGGGAACGCCAATACCTGGGGGTCGCTCCTCAACACCGCCGATATTCAGCTGGTCGAGGATGCGATCGCCGGCATGGCGACGATCGTCGTGGCCGCAGCCGACATCACACTCTCGCAGAACAACGGCGCGACCGACCAGGCGCGGATGGCGATCCTGAATCTCACCGGGGCTCCCACCGCCGTCCACAACATCAACATCCCCGCGGTCACGAAGCAGTACCTCGTGATCAACGCTACCGGTCAGGTGATGACCGTGCAGGTGCTGGGGGCGGGGGGAACCACCGTTGCGGTGCCGACCGGCCACGCGCAACTCGTCTACTGCGACGGCACGAACGTCGCGATCCCTGAGGCCATCGGGGCGGGCCAAGCGACCGACTCCGCGAAGCTGGGAGGCGTGCTCGCGTCCAAGTTCGCCCGACTCGACATCGCGAATCTTTTCACCGCCGCTCAGGGCGTGCAGTTCGTCTCGCTCACCGACGGGGCGACCATCACGCTGAATGCGCTCCTCGGGAACAACTTCTACTGTCTCTTGGGCGGCAACCGGACGCTCGTCATCAACAATCCCGAGGACGGCCAGCCGCTTGAAGTGTGGCTCCAGCAGGACGTGACCGGCGGCCGGACCATCGCCTGGCCGGCGAACGTGCAGTGGGAGCAGGGGAGTGGGCCCACGCTCTCGGCGGCTCCCAACGCGCTCGATCGGTTCCAGCTCACCTATAACCTCGCCCTCAACAAGTTCATCGGGCGCTCAGGCGTCGCTTCCACCGGGGTTGCGACGGCCTTCACGGTCGCCTCGGGGGCGGTGAACGCGAGTGGGTTCGAGCTCCTCGGGTCCCCGGGTGGGGCCGGGACCTACCAGCTCACGATTGGCACGGGGGTACGCATCTGGTCGACCTCGCCCAGCATCCCGGCCCTTGACTGCGCAGGCTTTGCGTCCGGCTCGACGCTCAACATCATCAACTTGGGGTCCATCCTCGGCTGTGGCGGGGACGGCGGAAAGGGTGGGGAGTCAGGCGGCGGTGGCTCATCCGCGACCGACCAGACCGCCGGCTTCGATGGCTTGGCGGGAGGCTCGGCGCTCCGACTCCCCGGGACTGGGATCACGGTCAACATCACCAACGGCGCCGGCCGCATCTGGGGCGGCGGCGGAGGAGGGGGTGGTGGGGGCACCGATGGCGGCGGTGGCACCAACAACCAGAACGGCGGCGGTGGCGGAGGAGGGGCCGGTGGCGGCAAGCGCGGGCTCGGAGGGCGTTCCTGCGTGGGGAGCTTGTCGGCCGGCGCGAACGGGACGGATGGCATCTTCGCAGCCTCGGCAGCCAATGGGACCGGCGGCGCCGGCAACCAGGTCGGAGGCGGCACGGGCCACAACGGAGGCAACGGGGGCGACTGGGGCACGGGCGGCTCGGCCGGCGTGGCAGGCAGCACCTGCCCTGCGGGCGTCGCTGGAGGCCCTGGCAAGGCCATAGACCTCAACGGCGGCTCGAGCCCGACCTTCATATCCGGTGGTACAGGACCAAACGTAAAAGGCCTGATCAGCTGACATGGCCGGTAACCGACAAGCCAATCCCATCGACCTGCAACTGCAGCCGGGGCTCTTCATGCAGCGCTCGGTCCGGCTGTCCCTGGGTCGCTACACCAACGGCGACAACGTGCGCTGGTACCGGGGGCTGCCTCAGAAGATGGGCGGCTTCAAGGAGTTGGCTCTCGTCGACACGAACGGGAATCGCGTCTTCTACAAGGGCCACGCGCGCTCGTATAAACAGTGGGACTCGCTCGATGGCAACAACTGGATCGCCTTCGGGACGGAGTTGAAGCTCTATCTGATCAATAACGGGGCGCTCTACGACATCACGCCCATCCGGGCGAGCACCACCCTGAACAACGGCTTCACGACCGTGGCGGGTTCGCTCGTGGTCAACGTGCTCGATCCCAGCCACGGGGCTCAGGCTGGGGACTTCGTCACCTACACGGGAGCCTCCGCCGTCGGGAATGCGAGCTTCAACCAGGAGTTCCAGATCCTCACCGTGGTCGATGCCGACAACTACCAGATCGTGCTCGCGGCTCCCGCCAGTACCAGCGCCACGGGCGGCGGGATGGCGCTCGCGCAGTACCAGTTGTCGATCGGACTCACCTCCGACGGGACGCTCACCGGCTACGGCACGGGAACTTACGGCACGGGGACCTACGGGACGCCGCGCACGGGCTCGACCTTTGGAGGCACCGCTCGCATCTGGTCGCTCGATAACTGGGGCGAGGACCTCCTCGCATCGCCTAACGGCGAGGGCCTTTACTGGTGGCAGCGCCAGGCGGGCCCGGACTCGCGGGCACTCTTGCGCTCGACAGCACCCCCGAACATCGAGCACATGCTGGTCGGGCCTGATGACCGTCACGTGCTGGCGCTTGGGACCAACGTGCTCGATGCCTCGGCCTCGACCGTCAACGGCCAGCAGGACCGGATGTTCGTGCGCTGGAGCCAGGGGGATAACTTCGACGTCTGGGTCGAGACCGAATCGAACGATGCGGGGGCGAAGCGCCTCGACACCGGCTCCCGACTGGTCACGGCCTGCAAGACCCGCACCTCGATCCTGATCTTCTCCGATGAGGGCCTCTACACGGTGTCCCTCGCCGGGGGGCAGGACGTCTACCAGATCACCCCCTTGGGCGGCTCCTTCAAGATCATCTCCCCGGGGGCTTGCGTCGACGTGAATGGGGTCGTTTTCTTCATGGGCCAGAAGAGCTTCTTCTACTACGACGGCACGATCCAGGACCTGCCGTGCGAGGTGGCCGATTACGTCTTCGGGAGCGATGCCACACCGCGGATGAATCGGCAGATGGCGAGCAAGATCACCGCTCGAGTGCGGCAGGAGACCACCGAGATTCTCTGGAGCTTCCCGTCGGTGGACTCGGACGAGAACGACTCGACTGCGATCTACAACTG